CCAGAAAAGAAAAACGGAAAGCCGACACGCCTATTGCTTTCCCTAAGAGCGTGGGGTGCTAGCAGTAAAGCAGACGCAAAGCGTAAAGCAGCTGCTATTTCTAAACGCAACAAAGCAAAGAAGAAGAAAGGAAAATCATAATGCCAATGGGTAAAGGAACATACGGCTCGAAGCGTGGCAGACCTACGAAGAAAGCCGCTAAGAAAATGTCTGGCAATGGACTAACAGCAAAGCAGAAGACTCTACCAAAGGCTCTTCAGCAACGTATTATGAAAGCTAAAAAGAAAAAGAAGTAGGGACAGAGAGGAGTGCATTTGCACATATTCAATCAACGCTCTCTGCCCCATTCGTTTAGGCTGTTCGCCAAACTCTATAACCAGAGCCATCAGGCTCTTTTCGTGTAATATAATTCCATTTGTTTATACGGCAATAGTGCCTCATGGCATCTCTAGCTCTCTGGTAATCAGGTTCATTGTCTACATGAATGCTGTCACCAACCTCCATGTCATTGATGAATGACCACTTAGATTTGCGTGGATTTGGTATTGGAACACCTTTTTCAATCATTTGTTCTCCAATCTAAAAGACTTAACACAGCCTATGCACAATGTGTGGCCTGACAAAAGTATTACCCATCCACCATCTTTGATGTAGTGCTGTCTCTGGCAGTGGTCGCAAGCTGTCTTGCGCATATCAAGCTGTTTCTTTGTCTGTCTTTTTCTTACTGCCATGAGCCGTATGTTTTAGCGATGTAAACCATCTGCGTGTCTATGTTGGGTGCGTTAGAGTCATGAACCTTCTGGTAAATAGCGTCAAGCTCTGGCGCATCCTGCTTGTATTGTTGCACCTGTAGGGCAGCTCTAGCTTCACCAATGTCAAACTGGTTACGCTCTGGAACACTGTCCCCGTTAATTGTTGTGATGATTTCCATTGGAAACCAGTGCGTAGTAACCCAGCCGCCTTCAGCTGTTTGTTGTTTTACTACCCATGCGTTGTTAATCTCTGGCATTGTTCGTCCTCCTGTTTAATCTCTGTTGCTGCTTGCAAGCATCTCATTGCTAGTTGGATATACTGGTGGCTGGTCATAGGTTTTGCGTAAGATTCACCATCTACAACCACCAGCAACCCATCCCCACGGGGAATCACTAACACCTTAAAATGGGATGTCATCATCTAAAGACATACCGCTAGATGCAGGTGCTTTAGCTACTTCAGAGACCTGCTTAAGTCCACCTGTTGAGCCTGGTGTGCCATCCTCTGTTACTTCAGAGATGTTAAGACCAAGTGTTCCATCGCCATTGTCAAACAACTTCACTGAATACTGGCGGCTGCCGTAGAATGTAAGGTCATTAGCAGAGCCATCTTTGTATGGCGTCCACTTGCTGTTACCATGAGTAGCAGAGCCGTTGTCATTGCTGAACAACTTAATGTTCGTGATTGTTCTAAACTGTTTAGCCATTTTAATTCTCCTGTAGTCTGGCTTCGTGCTTCTTAAAGAGATTCATAAGATGCTCTGCCCTGTCAGGGTTGCGCTTCTTTAGCTCTTGCAGTGCAGGTTTTGTTTTCTGGAATAGGTCATGCACCTTACCTACATAGCGAAATTCCTGCAGCTGAATGCCAATGTCTCGGTAAAACGCGGCATCAATCTTTCGGTATTCGTCCTCTGGTTCAGGCGACTGCTCTGGTGCAGGAGGAATTGCAACCGTGGATACGTCCTCTTTGGGAGGTGCAGAGGACGGAGCAGCCGCCTGATTCTGTTCGATTGCAGCGGCCTTGCGTGGCACTGCATCCAATTCGTTGGCACTTGCGTATTCCCCACCTGCTAGGCCAATAGAAGCTAATGCTCTACCAATAGCAGATGTTTCACAGTTTTCAAGTGCTGATGTTTTATTTACGTTACCTTGGCCTCTGATTTCTTCAGCAAAGCCAGAGCCAACAGTGCGGCCTTCAGCGTCTGTGATGATTGCTTTAACAACTACACGCTGTCCATCATCTGTGACAATTTGTGAATTAACACCTAGCTCTAGGCCGAAAGTCATGCGTAATGCTTCCATTCTGTGAACTACTTGTGTATATTTTTTGCCGCCACGCTGTGTAATGCCTTCTTTTTTGTGAAGCTCGCTCACAAGACCCATTGCATCAATTAACTTGGACATTTTCTTTGTCGCCTTCCATGATTCTATTTTGTTGGTTGATGAAGAACATAAGCGTTTCAGCTAGACCCCCAACTACCTGTTCTAGCTCCTCAATTCGTTCTGTCAAGGTGTCTATGCTTTGCGCGTGTTCCTGTTCGATGGGACTCATTTCTTTACCTTCCAAATTCTGATTTTGCCATCTTCTAGGTTGCGCATTGTAAGCTTAATGCCTTCTTTCTTTGCCATAGAAGCGATGTATGAATACTGATTCATTGTCTCAACAACAAAGCTGTCGCCAACCTTTAGTTTGTGAAGAAGAGTAATGACAGCAGGTCTTTTTCTTGGTCTGCCATTGTTTTTCTTTGGCAACTCAACGCCACTTTCGATTTCGATTTGTTCGTAGTCATATTTAGCCATGCTATTTACCTCCAAGTATGGTTCAAGTTTGAATGCGCCAGGCATCTCTGGCGATTTTGAGAATCTCGCTTCCGTGTCGTCCTGCGATTTCCCCGTAATCAGGCGTAACAAGCCCGAATAGATTTTTCCAATTACCATTGGCAGCCCTCATTAAGTTTTGTATAGTGAGCCAGCGAGCGACAACATCCTCGTAAACATCCTCTAATACATCGAGTTTCAATGCGTCACAGTTATCACTACTGGCGATGTGGTATCCTGCTGGCGTTACAAAAAGCAACGCTGGCTTATCACCTGTTGCCTTCCAATACACAGCCTGTTGCATCTGTTGTTGTGCAGTGGGTTCAGTCTTTGGTTTAGGATTTCTCCAAGACCTAGTGCCATCCTTCTTCAACGGGTTGCGCATAGGAAAGCTACACTTCAAATCTATCTGCAAGCCATTGCCGCAGTAGTCTTGAAACAACATAGTCGGCACGTCAATGCGTTCATCTTCATGCCATCGTTGGTATTCACCTTCGAAATCCAGACCACCGAAATGTTCTTTTAGACCTTGCACAGCAAACACCGCCATCTCTCCAACAACTTCCTTAAAATGGTCAAACTCTTCGCGGTCTTTACCATCATCCCAATCACGAGGCTGGTAAGTGTTGTAAGAGTCAATGCCTTTCTTTGTAGCTTCCGTTAAAGACATACCTTGCTTTTTGCCCTGAATGGGACTGTAGCCATCAAGACCAAGATGTAAGTCAACGATTTCCTGCACGATTTGACCAGCTCTCGGTCTGGCAGCAAACGGGAAATTCATCTTGTATTCTTTACGCAAGTATAGCTTTAGGATATGCTCGTAGGTAGGTTGCGTAGCACCTGACGCGCTGTTGTGGTAAGACCCAAAGTCTTTTCTGTAGTCTGGTATTTCTTTCATGATTACCTCCTATCCCCACAATAACGTTGTCCCCACAGGTGTCAACAAAAAAGTGTAATATGTTTATTATTTTTAATTATGATGACCCGATTCCTTGCCCGTATTGTAATGGGCAGGGTGAGATTCGTCTTGACCTATTCGATTGTGTTGAAGTAAGGGTGGTAAGAAGACGCACATTTACTTGCGGACACTGTGAAGGTTACGGATACGTTGACCAAGAAATACAATTCGATTCAGACTTTTCGTTACAGCCACCAGAGCCAGACGTTACCTGACGGGTGGGTTTCCCATCCGCTCGGTGCGTGGCATGGCTCGCAAGGGCGTGTAATCTGGGAAAATACCATGACAAATTCAAGAGCAAAAGGCGCAGCGTTTGAGCGCAAAGTCGCCAACATGATTCAAGACGAGCTAGGTCTTGAGTGCAAAAGAGACATTGAACAATACAGACAGGCAGACAGAGGCGACATACTGGGCGTTGATGGCTGGGTTATCGAGTGTAAAGCTTATGCAGCTGACAGGGGTGCAGGTGGAAACTACAAGCCTGACTGGTGGGCGCAAGCTTGCAAGGCAGCTCATGCCGCAGGGTGTCAACCCGTTTTGATTTACAAATACAATCATCAGCCGATTAAATGCGTTGTGTTTCTCAGCTCAATCAATGCTGACTTTGCCGACAAGGACAACACCGCTACGATTTCATTTGCCAGTTGGTGCATGCTTGTTCGTGAAGGTCTTGAATAAAGTTATCCACAGGGTATTGCGCCAAGCTGAAATTCATGCTATTGAAAGCGTATTACTTAGCTATATTACTAGGTAGTTCCCCTAGCACTAGCTAAACTTCTTTTTATTTTTAATAAAAAAAAGGCACTACTTAGTGAGTAGTGCCTAGCTGTATTACATAGTAGTGCAGCTTAGTATTACTGCATTTTCCACAATATAAATTCTTCGCCATTCTGTGCTTGCACAGTTAGTGCAGGGTTTCCATCTGGCTCTTGCTTGCCGACATAATGCCAAGTCATTCCGTCCGCTGCGTTTTGATTAGTGCGTTCAACAAACTCATCATTGCTGCTGAACCATAATGCTGTTGTAAATACTGCTACTAGAATCATCTTTATTCTCCTATTTGTGGTCTAGTTCTAAGGCTGTAAGAGCAAGCTCTACAGTGCGTGGTATGTCCTGTCCTGCTTCATAGTATTGTATGATTCGCTTAGACAGTCCGAGCCTGTCGGCTAGTTGTTGCTGTGTGAAGCTTAAAATTTCTCGCTTCGTTTTGAATTGCTCGCTTGTCATGCTTCGCCTCTCTCGCGCAATAGCTTTGCGTGTTCTGTGTGTGGGTATGGTGAGCAGTCGCACTCTGGGCAAACTAGCTCGGTTTGCGCTGCCTTGTCGTTGTGGATTGCTCGCAGTTGTGACTCGTCACCTTGCCAACCACAGTCAAGACAAGCCCATAATTCAATTAAGCTCTCGTTGATTATGGTCATACGTCAGTCCCCCAATTTTCTTTCTTCTCTACCCAATGCGGTTCGCTTGCTTCTAATACTTCACAGATTGCATAGCTATAAAGGCCGTTTGGTCTGGTTCTGATTAGGCGTGAAGCTATTTCTTGCGCCTCTTGCCTCGTGTCGCACAGCTGATAGTTGTCCTCGAAGGTCTCATACTGCCTGGCGTTGCTTAGTGGGTGCTTAATTGTGTGAACTACCATATACATTTTTTACTCCTCTTCCCTGGCTAATTCGCCGACAATGTTTATTTGCTCGCGCAGCCAGTTTGCTTCTCTTGGGTCGTATGGCTCGTCTGATTCCTTGCGTTTTGATTCGACAAGGTAAAGCCACTCGGTCGCTGCGTTCTCGCATATGATTAGCGCATTGCGCTGTTGCTTGGTTAATTTCATCTGCTAGTTCCTTTCCAATAGTAAAAATAAATCTGTAGCATAGCTTTCTATTGCGCTTGTGATGTTTACCACCTCTGATTCTTGGGCGGTTAGGTTTGCAAGGTCAGTTTTGCCGAATAGCGAAACAGCGTCACGCATTGCTATTCGTGCTAGGCTCAAATGATGCTCTGCCTCTTGCAGATGCGTTATTGACTTGTCATTCATCGCTAAATACTCCTTTAATCGCGATTTAAAGCCCGTGTAGGGCAGGTAAAGGTCAGCAAGGTTGGAATCTACCACGCTGACCCGTTGCGTTGCTGTGTGGCTCTTATTCGTGCCACGCTGTCCCGTCCTCGATGTTGCGCAAGGCGAGCCTGACCCGTCTCATTGCCGCGTCTATGTCTCCGTTAGCCCAATCTAACAGCTTGCTTTTGCGCTCGCTTGTATGGTTCAGCTCTTGTTCAGCCCATTTTAGACAGTCAAGTGTGCGCTCTAATCTTAGTTTAACGCTAGCCCAGTCTTGGCCTTGCGGTGTGCGCCTCTTTGCTTTGCGTGTGTTGTCCATGTCTACGCCTCCATTGTTTCTATGTGATAGTCTATCACGTCCCAATTTATGCCAATCTCGCAATCATGGCTTTTTACTATTTGTTGCATGATTTGCGCGGCCTCGTTTATGCCTATGTTTGGCACACCTAGATGGGTTGCGCGGTCGATGATGTCGAACGCTGTCCATTTGTCGATTATTACGGGTTGCCCGTCTTTTATTTCAAATCTAGCCATGATTAAAACGCCCCATAGATGATGTTGGTCTGGTCAATCCAGATGATGGTTGTGCGCTCTTGTTCCATGCGCTCCGCAAATTCTAGCGGTGTTTCGTCCTCTTCTTTTAGGTTGCTGTATTGCTCCGCTAATTCGTCAATGGTTGTTTCGTTAAATTCACAGCGCAAAGCTACGCGGTCAAATTCTATATCCTGCCCCATGTCATCAGACAATTCTTGCAAGTAATCATAAAGCGCGCTTGCGCCTGAATATGTCCAGTTTGCATATTCGTCTGAGCGTAAATCATCCATAAAACGTGAACGTGTGATTTCTTGAGTAATAGCCATTTTTAATTCTCCCTAAAATAGCGTTAGTTGTTGCGCGCTTGAGTGCGCTGTTTTGCGCTTGTCTTCAAACAAGCTAGGAAATAGTGTGTCGTGTGATTGTGTCGGAATTGGGGCAGGTGCGCGTTTTTGTGCGTCTATGACTTGCTCGCGCTCTACTGCGTTTTTAAATGGGTTGTGGATTTCTCTAATTTTGGTGACAAATTTCTTTTTGCCCCAATAGTCGTCAATAGATTTTACGCCTTGTTGGTCGACTACAAAGCCGTTGCCGCGCTCGTCTACTGTGACTGTTTGGACATGGCTAGTAGTTGTTATCATATACACCTTGCCTCGCTCTAGTGTCGCCACAAGTGTCTTGAGATTGCATCTGTTAAAATCTACATCGTGCCATTCTATGCCTAGCTTTCTCAATGCCGTTGCTTGGTCGCGTGTAAATGTGCCGCCTTTCCAATTTCGCTTTGCATAATATGCTTTGCCTAGTGTCTTGTAGACGTTCCAAGCGCGGTTGAAGCTAACGCCCGCGCAGATTGCGGTTGCTGTCACGCCACAATTCGGGCCTTGCTTCTGGTCGCTTGGGTTTGTGAAGTGCTTGTGCATGGTCTTGCCTCCGTTGGTGACTAGCGCGTTATGCGCTAGCCGTTGTTCTCGGTCTCTAAAATTCAATGTGAATCTTGCACGAATCATTCATGCCAAAGTAAAATACGCGGCTATTGTGAATCATTCTTGCTGTGCGTGTTGATTGCTTGCGATATTCGTTGCCATTGTAAAAAAATGTGATGCCTTTGCGGATGTTGTGAAAAGGTATTGTAAGCATTGTTTTTTCTCCCGTTGTATTGTTTAGCGCAGTGTTTGCGCCTCATGTGATTCTATATGACGCAATGGTTGCACGTTGTCAATAGGGTTATGCAAAAAAAGTTTACAGTGTTGGGAATAGGGCTATAATCAGCTGTAAGGGTTGTTGGTTGGTTTGTTAGTGTTTGCACACACTCTGACCAGTGGACAGCCTAGCGCGCATAGTAATACTATATAGGGAAAACATGACAGCAATCACTAGCACACATGCACATGCTCGCGCCTACATGCACGCACACGCACGCGCACACACGCAGGGGGGCATGCGCACACGCGCGCACCCCCACGCACACGGGCGCACGTTTATGTATGTTAAATACCTGTTCTGGACACACACATCATGACTAAAATTACTAAGACAAAGACTGACGAAATCATTTCGCTACTCAGCGAGGGATGCAGCTTAGTGTATGCTTGCAAGCAAACTGGCATTTCTCGCGCTGGGTTATACAAGCGTATGGGCAATGACAAGGAGCTAGAGGGGGCTGTGTATGCTGCCAAGGCTCAAGCCTCTGAACGTGAATTAGAAGCGTTAGACACTATGTATTTAGATGCACTGGAGGGGCGTAAGGATTATGACCCACACTTGCTAAAGGATTACGGGCATCATGTAAGATGGAAGAACAAGGTGTTTATGCCAGAGCGTTATGGTGAGCAGAAGAACAGAGCTGGCGTAGAGGTCAGTGATGGCACAGTTCGGATTGTTTGGGAGACAGACTGATGAAGCGTAATCCAATGGCAAAGCTTTTACGGTCTCGTCTTTTTGCTAAAAGAGTTGTAAAGCCCAAAAAGGGCAAGGGCAGTTATTCCAGAAAGAACAGCAATGCAGGTAAAGATTCCATATAAGCCACGTCCTTTGCAAAAGGATATGCACACGCAGTTAGCTCGCTGGAACGTCATGGTGATGCACAGACGCTTTGGCAAGACTGTCTGGGCTGTTAATCAGCTGATTAAGCATACGCTCACCTGTGAGCTTCCTAGACCGCGTACAGCGTTTGTTGCTCCTACCTTTGCCCAGGCTAAGAGGATTGCGTGGGATTATGTTAAGTTCTTTGCTGGCAACATCCCTGGCGTTACCTTCAATGAAACAGAATTGAGAGCTGACTTCCCTAACGGGGGGCGTTTAATGTTGCTCTCTGCTGAAAACCCAGATGCGCTTCGTGGTATTTACCTTGACCAGTGTATTTTTGATGAATTTGGGATGCAAAGTCCTAGAGTATGGAGCGAGGTAGTGCGTCCTGCTTTGTCTGACCGACAGGGTTCTGCTTGCTTCCTTGGCACACCTGCTGGTCACAACCACTTCTTTGACTTGTTGGAGACAGCTAAATCACAGGTTGAAGAAGGGAACAAAGACTGGTATTTTAAGATTTGTAAGGCTAGTGAGACTGGCGTGGTAAAGCCAGAGGAATTAGACGCTGCAAGAGCGCAGATGACACCAGAGCAGTATGAGCAGGAATATGAGTGTTCCTTCACTGCGGCAATCATCGGTGCGTATTATGGCAAGCTATTGGGGGCGGCTGATGAGGATGGTCGCATTACAAGAGTTCCTTATGACCCTGCCTACCCTGTGCATACGGCATGGGATTTAGGTGTTAATGATTCTACAGCGATTTGGTTCGCGCAGGTTTTTAGAGGCGGTTCGGTCAATGTTATTGATTATTACGAGAGTTCTGGGGTTGGTCTCGACCATTATGCAGATATACTCTCAAAGAAAGACTATAATTATGGCGACCACCTCGCTCCTCACGACATTGAAGTTAGGGAATTGGGGTCGGGCAAAAGCCGACTCGAAACAGCCTACAACCTTGGAATCAGATTCAGAGTCATCCCAAAAATGAAAGTAGCGGATGGCATTAACGCGGCAAGATTACTAATACCTAAATGTTATTTTGATAGAGATAAATGTGAAGAGGGGCTAGATATGCTCCGACAGTATAGGCAGGAATGGGATGAAAAGAAGCAAAGGTTTAGAGACCACCCTAGACACGATTTCACATCGCATTCAGCGGATGCGTTCCGTTACCTCGCTGTGGGTTTGGAGAATCGTAAGAATTATAGCAGACCGCCCCAGCAAACAGCGGTCAGTGACTACAACCCTTTTGCTGTTTAAGGAGAACGACAAATGAGTTCATCAACAAGTGGCGCATCATCAGGCGGTGCAGGTCGTCAGCCTTTTAGAATTGCATCCGCACCAAGGGCCAGTGACAAACCTTCCGTTACTCTTTCTACTCCCCAGCGAACAACAGGCCGTGTAGACACATCAACACTTGCTGGCGTTATGGAAGCATCAAGAACACCAGAACGTGCGCCTAGCCCTACAGTAAAAGCGGCTACACCAGTTACTGTTGAAGACAGGATAGCTGGTATGTCTAGCATGGAGCGCAGACAGGCTACGCAACTAGGTAGAGCTGACGCTCCGCGAGTTATGGCGATTGGTGAATTAACAGAGAGATTAGCTAGTGATAGACTAGCGAACATACCTGGCACTGCTGGCGCATTGGCAGGGGCAATGAGCAGGACTAATTTAGAGAATCAAATCAAACAGTTACGTGATTTTGGCACACCTGTTTTTGACACCGACACGGGGAAGACTGTAGGTGTTGTGAACAAAGCTGGTCAGTTTTCTGGTGACACAGCGTTTCAAGAAGCTGCACTGAAAGCAAAGAAAAGTGGCTCTATTGAGTTGAGTAGGACAAATGTTTTGGAAGAAGCAAGACTTGCATCGAAAGAAGACAGACAACCAGCCCAAGTTGCCGCAGAAGAAGAGGAAGTGGCTGCACAGGCTACAACGGCTCTCGGTGGTGCTGGGCGTGGGCGCGGCACTCGTGGTAAGCGGTTTGGAGCTGGAGGAACAATCCTCGAAGGCACAGGAGCTTTATATGACTAATGATGCAATCTTGGACATCTTGAAGAAGGTTGAGTCTTCAGGCGGTACAGATATTGGTAGAGACTCTAAGGACACTGTAGGCTCTTACCACATAAAATATTCACAGTTATCTCCTGAATATAAAGAGATTTACAAAGACCAAGATGCTTACGAAGCTGCTATTGTCACTGAATCAAACGGCAAATATAGCCAATCACCAGAACAAGAAGCGTTAGAAAGAAAAATTGCTGATGCGTATTTAACGCATGAAAGCAGCTACCCTGGCTTGTCTGAGTTACCAGACCATGAGCGAGGCGCGGTATTGCTAACGCTATACAACACTGGAAGGACGCAAATGCCTAAGATGATGGAGGCTATAAGCACTTACGGCAAGTTGATTAAGAACAATGCGTCTGAGCAAATGATTAACGCTGCTCGTATGGGCGTTATTGCGCAGATGGACGTTACAACTATTGATGGCGAGTTCTCAAGGGGCGTAATGAAAAGAACAAACGCTTCTCGGAATATGTTTTTAGGTCAAGATTATTTCAAAGACAATGTTCTTATTGAGCAGATGGACAGAGTAGAAGCTACTCAATGGAAGCACGATAACTTTGACCCAATGACAAAACAGGCTAGAAGAGCTTATGCAACAGCAGGTCTCAACTATTCAGACAATTCAACCATCATAGAAATGGCAATGTCTGTTGTTGAACCTGGCACAACAGAAGAAGACCCTTATGGCGAATACGGATACGAGGCTAGTCTTATGGGCAGAAGACAAGAAGAGGCTTCACAAGCACCAGAGCTTGAGAATGCAAACCCAATGCCGACAATGCCTATGGATGATATAGTTAAGGAATCAAGAAAAGGATTTGAGAAATGAGCTTTTTAACACCAAACATTCCTTCACCGCCACCTGCCCCTGAACCACCAGCAGAACCTGATTTGGGTCGTGCAGCTGTAATGGCTGAAGAGGCACAGAGAGCTGCTGGCAAGAACCGTAAAGGCCGTGGCTCAACTATTGTAGCTGGTGCGCTAGGTGACACTAAAGAAGCTACAGGCCAAACACCAACATTGATGGGGTAAATCATGAAAGAAGGTAATCAGCTAATTAAGCGATTCGAGTTTGTTAAGAATCGTAGAGATAATTGGGATAGCCACTACCAAGAGTTAGCGGATTATATGCTTCCTCGCAAAGCGGATATTGTGCGTAAGCGTTCTCGTGGCGACAAGAGAATGGAGTTAATCTATGATGGCACAGCTCTTCAATCTATTGACCTTATGGCAGCGTTCCTACACGGAATGCTTACCAGCGGTGCTTCTCCTTGGTTTCATTTAGACATCAAAGACACTGAGTTAAATCGTGACGATGAAGTGCGCGAGTGGTTGCAAGACACATCTATGCGTATGATGCGAGCAATAAATCAGTCAAACTTTGAGACTGAAGTGCATGAAGCATACGTTGACCTTACTGTGTTTGGCACATCATGTATGTTCACAGAAATGACAGATGAAGGTTTGCGTTTTAGCACACGTCACATCTCAGAATACTATGTGCAAGAAGACCACTTTGGTATGGTCAACACAGTTTACCGCAAGTATAAGCTAACAGCTGGTCAGGCTGTAGACCGCTTCGGTGAAGAAAATGTAGGCGACTACATCAACAAGGTATTTAAGAAAAGCCCTGATGAAGAAGTAGATATTCTACACGTTGTGCTACCGAATACAGACAGAGATGTATTCAAGATGGACAACAAGAATATGCCATTTGCTTCAGTGTATGTCTGCTGTCAGTCAGGCATGATTATGTCACAAGGTGGTTTCCAAGAAATGCCATACGTTGTGCCGCGCTTCTTGAAGTCAACAGGTGAAGTAATGGGTCGCTCACCAGCGATGACAGCTCTACCAGACGTTAAGATGCTTAACCTGATGTCTAAGACAATCATTCAGGCTGCACAAAAGCAGATTGACCCACCTCTACTTGTCCCTGATGATGGCTTCTTGTTGCCTATTCGCACACAACCAGGCGGCCTGAACTTCTATCGTGCAGGTTCTCGTGACACAATCACACCATTGAACACAGGTGCAAACATTCCTATTGGTCTAAACATGGAAGAGCAAAGACGCTCTGCTATCCGTCAGGCTTTCTATGTTGACCAGATTCTAGCTGGCGGTGGCCCGAACATGACAGCCACAGAAGTTATCCAGCGTCAAGAAGAGCGTATGCGTGTCATTGGCCCTGTGCTTGGTCGCTTGATGAATGAGATGTTACGTCCGTTGATTGACCGCATCTTTGCTGTGATGTTGCGTAACGATATGCTTGCGCCAGCTCCAGAAATATTGCAGGGTCGTGATATTGACATCGAGTATGTCTCTCCACTAGCCAGAGCGCAAAAGGCAAGCAGCTTGAACAACACAATGAAGGCACTAGAGATTCTATTGCCACTTGCTCAATCTCTACCTGTTGGTGACCACTTAGACCCTGATGGTCTTGTGCAACATATTACTGACGCTCTAGGCGTTCCAAAGACAACACTGAAGAGCCAGCGTGAAGTAGATGAAACACGTCAACAGAGAGCGCAAGCTGAAGCTGAAGCAATGCAACGACAGCGTGAGCAAGAAGACGTTTACACTGCTGCACAGGCTGGTCAGGCCGTAAGGATGATTCAACAGTGAAAGAAGTAGAAAAACTAAAAGACTTGTATAAACAGACCTTCGCTACCGATGCAGGTAAGAAAGTCTTAGCAGACCTTGAGGCTCGCTGTAACTGGCGAGCTTCGAGCTATGTGGCTGGCGATGCCAATGCCACAGCATTCGAGGAAGGAAAACGTGCTGTTATCCTTCATGTCCATAACATGACACAGGAGTAACTATGTCAGAAGAACAGGTAGTTGAACAGGTAGACCAGTCAGCTGCTCCAATGGAAACACCAGCGGAAGTAGCACAAGGCGGTTCTGGTAACGACTTCTTGAATATGATTCCAGAAGATTTGCGCACAGACCCAAGCTTGTCTCCAATTAAAGACGTTGAAAACTTAGCTCGGTCTTATGTAAATGCACAAAGACTAATCGGCTCAGATAAGTTGCCGATGCCAGTAAACCCAACAGCGGAAGACTTAGACAACATCTACGGTCGTCTTGGTCGTCCAGAAACAGCTGAAGGCTACAGCTTTGAGACTGATGGCAACATCATAACAGAAGAAACAGCCAAAGGTTACGCAGACATAGCGCACAAGTTGCGCCTAACGCCAGACCAAGCCAGCGGTGTCCTTGAGTATTACAAGGAGATTGCACAAACAAGTGTTGCTCAAACTCAACAGCAGGAAACAGAGTCCCGTGAGAAGGTTGAGAGCGAGCTAAAAGCAGAGTGGGGCAACAACTATGAGTCGAAACTCATCGCTGCAAAGAATGTAGTTGACGAGTTTGCAAGCGCAGAAATCCTAGATATGCAGCTTGCCGATGGCACACGCATAGGTAATCACCCTGAGTTTATCAAAGCATTTGCAAAAATGGCTGACTTTAGGCATAGTGTAACTAGCGAAGACACTATTTCGGATGCTCCGCGCTCTACAGTCTTAACGACACAAAGCGCACAAGCTGAGATTGATGCGATTATGAACGACCGTTCACACGCATATTGGGACAGAAAGAACCCAAATCGTCAGCGAGCAGTTGAGAGAGTGCAAGAATTGATGAGTATTGTTCATGGATGAGATTGAACTGAATGCTCGACTAGAATGTTTAAGAATCGCGGTGGAGAATGGAACTCAGCGCGATTTTACAAATCCAGACCAGCTGGCAGAGAGATACTGGCAGTGGGTTTCTCGGGGTAGCGAGGGGACTCGTCCTGAAGACAGCCTGACAGAAGGCAGCCCGAAACAGGCTCAAAATGTTAGGAGCGTCCGAAAGGGTAGCGCACCGCAAAAGACTAAAGCTGTTTGAGAAACGAAAGGATTTATAAATGTCTTCTCAAGTAAATACAGCGTTTGTCCAGCAGTATTCTGCAAACGTGCAGATGCTATCACAGCAGATGGGTTCACGTCTGCGTGATGCGGTTCGCGTTGAGAATATTACTGGTAAAAACGCATTCTTTGACCAAGTTGGTCTAGCCACAGCGCAAAAGCGTACAACACGCCACGCTGACACACCACAAATGGATACACCACACGCTCGTAGACGTGTATCTCTAGTAGACTACGAATACGCTGACCTGATTGATGACCAGGACAAGGTTCGTATGCTAATTGACCCAACATCAGCATATGCACAAGCTGCTGCCGCTGCTATGGGTCGTGCAATGGACGATGAAATCATTGCAGCTGCCGTTGGCACAGCCTTCACAGGCGAAACAGGTTCAACATCAACATCACTACCTGCTGCACAGCAGATTGGTGCTGACTCATCAGACTTGACACTAGACAAGCTGATTGAAGCTAAGAAGATTCTTGACTTGGCTGACGTTGACCCATCAATCAACCGTTACATCGCGGTTGGCCCTAACCAGATTGAGTCACTACTAGGTAGCACAACAGTTACTTCATCTGACTTCAACACTGTTAAGGCACTTGTCCAAGGTGAAATTGACACATTCTTAGGTTTCAAATTCATTGTAACTAACCGTCTAGCAAAATCTGGCGACAACCGTACCTGCTTCGCATGGGCAGAAGACGGTCTTCTACTAGGTGTTGGCAAAGACTCTACAGCTCGCATTGATGAACGTGCCGACAAAGGTTACGCGACTCAGGTGTACTACTGTATGTCTATCGCTTCTACACGCATGGAAGAAGAAAAAGTCGTACAAATTTTGTGTGACGAAAGCTAAGAGGAGATAGGTTATGACTACTAAAAATACTACTCTCGTAGCTAACTTTGAAGCTACTCCTCAAGTCGCTAACGATGCTGGCAATCTACATGGTGTAATCCGTGTGGCTTCAGGCACAGTTGCTTTGGCAGCTGGCGACTCAACAGACAACGACATTGTAATGCTTGCACCAATCCCAGCGAATGCGAACATCACTGCACTACGCATTGGTTCGGATAACTTGGGTGGTTCATGCACATTCAATGTTGGCATCTACACAACAGCTGGTACTGTGAAAGACGAAGACGCATTTGCTACATCTGTAGCAGATGGCTCAGCTTTCGCAGACGTCCGCTTTGGAGCCGCAAACATCAACACTGCTGGTCAGAAGTTGTATGAACTTGCTGGTGATTCAAATGCTGAAGAAGGCCACTATTACATTGCAGCTACATTCAATGTAACAGGCGGCACAGCTGGTGACATGTCATTCATCATTGAATATGTCGTAAACTAATAGAGTGGGGGCAGCTTCGGTTGCCCCTTTCCTCTCGCTGGGACATGGGGAATGGAATTTAACAGCGACTTTCGTTATGATTTAAAAGTAGGGCAGGTCGCAGAAAAGAAGTTAGCGGAGATGCTTCAGTCCCAAAAAATCGAAGTAAAAAGAGATTTCAAGGCTTCACGAACAGGTAGGGTGTTTGTGGAGTTTTTTTCTAGGGGGAAACCCTCTGGGATACACACAACAGAGGCAGACTACTGGGCTTTTATGACTTCTGAAGAAAGTGTGGTAATATTACCTACAAGGCGACTAAAAGAGATAGTCGAGGAAGCTATAGAAAAAGGCGAAGTAAAGCGCGGTGGTGACAATAACACCAGTAAAGGTGCTTTGATTAGAATCGAAAGGTTGGTGACGTAATGCCTTCAGTTGTTGACATCTGTAACGAAGCGTTGGATTTGCTGGGTGCGGCAACTATTACATCGCTATCTGAAAACTCTAAGGAAGCTCGTTTGTGTAACAGACGCTTTGACACAGTGCGTGATGCAGTGCTTCGTGCGCATCCGTGGAACATAGCCGTGACACGCAAGCAGTTAGCTAAAGATTCTACCTCACCTGCTTTTGGCTTTACAAACCAATTTACTCTACCCACAGACCCATACTGCCTAAGAGTGTTATCATTGTTTACAGCAAACGTAGACAGCGAAGTGGCTGCTTATGACTCACAGGTAGCGTTCAAGGTAGAAGGCCGCAAGATACTTACAGATGCTGGCACTTGCCGCATTACTTACATAGGCCGTGTAACAGACACAGAACAATATGATTCATTGCTATCAAGCACAGTAGCGCACAGACTAGCCAGTGAGATTGCTTATGCAGTAACAGGCAGTAACAGTGTGGTAGGCGTAATGCAGCAGATGTATGACGAAAGACTGCGCGAAGCCCGTTCCATTGATGCAATGGAAGGAACACCAGACAAACTGATTGCAAACGACTTTATCAACATAAGGTTATAAGATGGCTCGCGTATCGACTATTGTTACTAACTTCCAGTCAGGTGAGTTATCGCCAAGGCTGGAAGGTCGCATTGACTTACAGAAATACCAAAGTGGCGCACAGACATTAGAGAACATGGTTGTGTATCCGCAGGGCGGTGCTACACGCAGACCAGGCACTTACTATGCTGGCACATCTAAGGATGGCGGCAAGGTAAGACTTATTAACTTTGAGTTTAGTGATGAGCAAGCTTACGTTATGGAGTTTGGCGCAAACTATATTCGCTTCTTCAAAGACGGTGGCATACTAACCGAAGCTACAACAGACATCACTGCAATCACAAAGGCAGACCCAGCTGTAGTAACAGCAAACGCACATGGTCTTTCAGATGGCGACAGGGTTTACATCTCTGGCGTTGTCGGCATGACAGAGCTAAACAACAGAGAGTTTACTGTTGCTAACAAGACAACTAACACATTTGAACTATCAGGCGAAGACTCTAGCAGTCATACAACCTACACTAGCGGTGGGAAGGTCGGCAACATTGTAGAGGTTACAACGACCTACTCGGCTACAGACATCTTCGAGCTAAACCACGTTCAGTCTGCTGACACAGTTTACCTAGCGCACAAAGACCATGAGCCAGCGAAGCTAACACGCACAACAGCGACTAGCTTTACGTTGGCAGACATTGACTTCATTGATGGCCCGTGGCTAGACGAGAACACCACAGACACAACTATGTATGCCTCTGCTGCAACGGGTAGCGTTACAATCACAGCCTCTTCATCAATCTTCACGAGCAGTGACGTAGGCCGTATGATTCGCTTCCGTGAAATCCTAGAGATTAACCATGACGAGTGGGCTGCATCAACTTCCTACTCACTTAACGACACTGTTCGTTATGATGGTCACGTTTACAAAAAGTCAAACGGCGGAACAGACTCATCAGGACTTACTCCACCTGTGCATCTAACTGGCACAGAAACTTATGGTGACATTGATTGGGAATATGTGCATGACACTCATGGTCATGTAAAGATTACTGCTTATACTAGCGGCACATCTGTTACTGCTGATGTGCATGAAGACCAGTACGGAAACTCAACTCTACCAGACAGCTCGGTTGGCTCTGCTAATGCTAATACACGCTGGTCACTAGGCGCATTCAATGGCGACCAAGGTTTCCCACGGGCTGTAGCTTTCTATGAAGAGCGTCTATACTTTGCTGGCACAGAAGGCAAGCCACAAACAATATTTGGTTCTAAGACTGCTGACTTTGAGAACATGACGCCTGGCACAAACGATGATGACGCGATTAACGTCACGATTGCTTCTGACCAAGTGAACGTAATCAAGCACATGATTCAGGGTCGTTTCCTACAGCTACTGACTACATCTGCTGAATTTACAATGTCAGGCGGCACAGGTACACAGCCAGTAACACCAACAAACGTAAACGTGTTGCGTGAGACAACATTCGGTTCATCAGACGTTAGACCTATCCGCGCTGGCTCTAGCACCATTCTTATCCAGAAAGGTCAAGAAAAAGTAAAAGAGATTACATTTAACTTAGATGTTGACGGGCTAACAGGCCGTGACTTGACTGTGCTTGCAGAGCATCTAGGTCGCGGTGGTTTGACAGACATGATTTGGCAACAAGAGCCAGAGCTTATTCTGTGGTTTGTTCACGCAGACGGGCGTTTGATTGGCTTGTCGTATGACCCAGCTAACAACACAGTAGGTTGGCATAAGCACACACTAGGTGGCACAGCTACTGTAGAGAGCATCACAGCCATTCCATCAGGCGCAGAAGACCAGGTTTACTTGTCGGTCAAGCGCACTATTGATGGTAGCACAGTGCGTCACATCTGTTACATGAAGACAATAGACTTTGACACCATTGAAGATGCGTTCTTTGTGGACAGCGGCCTAACATACGATGGTAGCGCGACAACAACAATCACTGGCCTAAATCACCTAGAGGGTGAGACTGTGCAAATTCTAGCAGATGGCTCATCGCATCCAGACAAGACAGTAAGTGGCGGCTCTGTAACATTGGACAGAAGCTCAGAGAAGGTTCATATTGGCTATCATTATGACTCTACTGTTGAGACACTTAGAATCGAAGCTGGTGCTGACGATGGCATATCTCAAGGTAAGATTAAACGCATTCATGGCGTGACTGTTAGATTCTTAGAGACTGTAGGTGCAGACGTTGGCCCAGACACAAACAACCTTGACACTATTCAATTCCGTGACTCATCAATGGCGATGGATGAAGCTGTGCCACTATTCACAGGCGACAAAGAGATTGCATTCCCGTCTGGTTACGACAGTGACTCACGCGTTGTGGTGCAACAGACACAGCCATTACCTATGACAGTGCTTGCTGTTATGCGGAGGTCTAATACTTTCGATGCTTAACTTTCGAGCTTTTGAAACACCAGATGTAATGAACATCGAGCTAGATTATGAATTGTCAGGCGAGTCCCGTATGGGGCTTGTCTCACATGACAATATAGTTGGCTACACACTATCAGATGGTGACACAATCTTAGCTGTTGGTGGGCTGCACATGATGTGGTTTGGTGTTGGCGAGGCATGGCTTCTTGTTAGCCCAAAGGCACTGGACAAACCTGTAGCTCTTGCTAGATATTCAAAGAAGCTTTTACATGGTATAGTAGAGAAAACACAGGTCAGAAGAGTGCAAGCGAGCGTTCATACTCACGACACAAGAGCGATGATTTTTGCTGAATGGCTAGGGTTTGAGCATGAAGGCATCATGAGAAAGTATGGCTTAGAAGGCGATGATTATTTTAGAATGGCGAGGATAGCATAATGGACCCGATTACAGGTGCAGCTGTTGCAGGCTCAATAATGTCCTTTAAGGGGCAACGTGCCGCTGGTAAGGCAGCAGAACAAGTTGCTCAATACAATGCTGAAGTTAAGAGAAACGAAGCAATACTACTTGCTCGTCAAAAGCGAGACTTGGAAGAGCAGACTCGTATGCAGTCACGTCAGCTCATTGGCTCTCAAAGAGTTGCTACAGCCGCGTCTGGCGTTCAAATGTCTGGTAGCCCATTCATGGCTATGGCTGATGCCTATCTAAATACAGAGCGCGACATCGCAAACATTCGTTACGCTTCAACAATCGAGCAAGCTGAAGCAGAGGCAACAGCAGGGCTAACAGAATTGGAGGGTCGCATTACCAACAGAGCATCTCAAGTGCAAGCATACGCCACTGTTCTTGGTGGCGTTTCTCAAGCGTATTATCAAGACAAACAGATGAAGGCGATTACATAATGCCAAAGATTCCTATGTATCAAAGACAAGTCGGCACATCTGTAGGTCGCCTATCACGGGACGCTTCAACAGGTGCTTTTACGCAACTAGGTGACGCTTATGCAAGATTAGGCTCAACAGTGAGCAGTGTTGCTAAGATGGCAGCCGATGACTTCATCAGAGAAAAGACTGCCGAGAAAGCTCGCAAAAAAGCAGAAGAACAAGCTCTTGCTGCAAAAAGAAAAATAGAAGCAGAGTTTACCGAGGCGCAGAGAAACGCAAAAGTAGAAGACTTTAAGCTGTTACAGAACAGAGCTTTGTCTGATGCTGTTATGACTATTAATGCGCCTGAGTCTGGGTTTAACACACTAGAATCTCGCAGAACAGCGTTTGAGAAACTAGAGCAAGACAAGTATGCAGAGATTGATGCTATTGAGGATTTCAACTCTGACCAAAAGAAAAGCGCAAAAGACTATGTTTACTCAACGCTAACTCAATACAGGGCGTCATCTTTTAGGCAGGGTCTGACACTAGAGCTTCAGGAGCGTTCAACAAACTTTGATGCTTCAGCGCAGATTTTACTGCAAGATGTTAGAGCAAACACTATTAACCCAGAAGCTGCCGTTAGAAAATACAGTAAAGACTACGAAGAGGGGATTCGCAATGGTTTAAGCATTAGCCTAACGCCAGAGCAGTTTGAGTTTGAGATTGTTAGGGGTTCTGTTGGAGACATTGTAGAAGATGAGTCTCGCACTGTTGCCGAGCTTGAGTTGGTTCGTGCAGAAATCTTAGACTCTAAAGGTGTGTATGCTGGCTTTGAAGAGGCACAGCAAAACCAACTGTCTGGCATGGTCAGCAGAGCTATTAAAGCTCGCACAGAGACAGAAGGCGCAGCATTGCAACAGGAAGCCCAATCTGCGGCATTGTCTTTAAGTGTTGCAGACTCTGCTGAAGAAGCTGGTGAAGCAAGCGTAAGCTTACAGCAAGCCATTGATGGCATGGACGATTTAGGTCTCGACACCTCTGAATTGCAAATAACAGCTGATGCTAACTCAAACTTTGTTGCTCAAAGAAACAAGCTAATATTTGCTTCTGACGAGCAAGTAGCTGCCATGCAAGCCGCAAATCAGAACATGGTTAATTCAGCCATAAACACTCCTGAAATTGGCCTAGCCTTGGCTACTCAAAAGCTAACCAATGAGTATATAGCGAAAAGAGCTGAAGCAATTGCTACAGACCCAGCAAATTATGTTGTTGAACAAACTAGGCAGCTAACAGGCAAAGTCCCGTCACAGTCAGAGATTTACAACAAGTTGTTAGGCATGGGTGTAGCTGACAACAAAATCACAGTGCTTACAAACGCACAGGTCGAAAACTTCATGTCAGAAATTGCTGAAGCGCAGACACCGCAAGAGATTGCTAGTTTGTCAGCTGCAATGTTGCAGTCTCCTAACTCAGACATAAGAACAGCTGTAGGTAGGCAGTTAGTAAACTCTGGTTTCAATGCCACTCTACAATTTATTGCGAATAGACCGAATAGTCCTATGGCGTCATTGCTTTTAGCTTCAGCGCAATCTAGCGCGGTGGTTGGTGCTGAGAAGCCTACTAGCTCTGGCAGAGCTAAAGTTCTTAGTGCTGTAAGAGCTGACCCAACAATGTCTAGCCACATCAGGTCTATGGGCGGTGAGGTTGTAGCTGGCATGACTAAGTTTGAGGTCATGGCGGCAGGTGTTTATTCTCCAGCTATGGAAGACACTGCAACACAGCACGTTATGATGGTTGCAAATCTAGCCCAGCATCTTGCTGTTACTCAAGGTAAAATTCCTCTAAGTGGCCCAATCGAGCCATCAGAATTAGAGCCATTTATTAAAAAGGCCGTGTCTGTTCTTACAGAGCGTTACTCTTATAAGGACATCAATGGCGGTTCTTTAAGAATGCCTGTGAGCATGGAAGCTCAGTCAGAGTCAGTCAAGCAGGGTTTGCAGTTCTCTATATTGTCTCTTGATGATGACCAAATCTTTTTCGAAAGCAAAGACTATGCAATCGGAACACCAGAGTATGACGCGCAGAAAGCAACCTACATTAGCGAGGTGAAGGAAAACTTCAGAGCTATAACACAGAATGGTGACAACTCAGCTTTAATCACTGACAAAGCTGGCGGTGCTGTTCTTGTTAGAAGTAGCTCGCCTCATGCTATGGAAATGTATGAGCCTCTATCCGTTGGTTTTATGGACGCTTCTTCCATTGTTCAGCGTAGAGGTAGAGCATCTCTCAAGGCTCTTAACTCAGAGATTCAATCTTTGAACAGACAAATTAGCAGCATCTTTGGTAAAGAAAGACGTAGCGCAGAAGGCAAGGCAAAGCTTAAAGTGCTAGAGTCAAAGCTAACACGTTTGGAATCACAGTATAAGCAAAGACAAGATTTCTTGGTAAGAATAGGTATGTAGCATGGATATCCAATACCCAAAGCTAAACACATCACCAGCCGCTTCAAGAAACTACTTAGACAATGTTCCTGCTAATCTTGGTGACGTTCTCGCTGAAGAGTTTTTTGGCGCAGCTAGGTTTGGTGTTGATGCCCTAAACACAATCGGCACAAAGATTGAGTCTGTATTTGAGACACAAACACTTACGCCTGATGAGTATAGAGAAAGCATACACTTTCGAGAAGGCATTACTGTGCCTGATTCTGGTGTTAAGGTAAGCATTGCGGCAGCGCAAGCAGAAGCCTATGACAGACGCTTTCTACGAAATCAAACGCTAGACAGAGCTTCACAAGATTTGACAACAGGCGCGTTACGTTTCAGCTCAAGCTTGGCTGGTAGCATCTTTGACCCACTAAATATCGGCATGGGTGTCCTCGCTCCTGTAGCTATTGGCGCGAATGCAACAGCAAGAGCTATCTCTGCAAAGGCTGTGTCGGGCGTAACAAAGAAGTATGGCGTTACAGCAGGTCGTGTAACAGCAGGTGCTGGTGAAGGTGCTATTGGTGCTGTAGCTGTAGAGCCTTTTGCATTGTATTCTGCTGATGTATTGCAAGACCCTGAATACGGTCTGTTTGACACGTTTGTAAACATTGCCGCTGGTTCAATCTTTGGCGGTGTATTGACTGGTGTTGGTGGCAAGTTCTCTGACAAGATTAAAAACGCCAGGCTAGAGACACAAATACAAGCAGAGCGCGTTGCAATAGCGCAAGTTTTAGAAGGTAAGACTGTTAATGTAGATGAACCTATTATAAAGCATGACCCTGTTATTGGGCCAGCTGAACAGGCAGAGGCTAACATAAAAGACATGGCTGCTTACGAGCGTATGATGGCTGTGCCTAGAATTAAGAAGGCAAAGGTTTCTGACTATCCGCCAATCATCCAGCCAGCTAAAAGAAAGAAAAAGCCAAAAACAATTACGCAGTTTGTTAAAGAGAACGGCAAAATCAACGCTAACATTCGTGGCACAGGTGAAATTGGAGACCTCAACCAAAGGCTAGACAACATTGGCTTTACAGTTAAGAACAATAAAACAGGCATCTCTCTTGAGGAAATGGCTGAAAAGGCGCAAGAAGCTGGGTTCTTCGGTGCGGAAAATTCACGCTTTGAGTTTGGCAAAGTAAACCCTTACAAACTCATACAGCTGCTTGAAGATGACATTGGTGCTGGGAATATTCACAGCTCTACAGACCCTGACGTAGAGGAGTTCTATGCCGCCATTGACATCGAAACAGAGGCTGAGCGTTTGGGTATTGACCCTCTGGGCATGACTAACGAAGAGCTTTTGGATGAGATTGCTTTAAGGCAAGATGTTCTGTCAGAAGAAGAGCTTGCCATGATGGAACAGACAGACGCCTTTGGCATGACAAAAGAAGAAGCTGAAGCGCACATCCAATCTCAAAGACTAGACCCTGACCCAGATGACCCTACTACATATATGGACATCTATGATGATGCGTCTAGCTTGCAGATGTTTGAGGACTTACGCTCTGGCAAACTAGCAAGAGCTGATAAGCAACGCCTTGTGGATGATGACAGCGAAATAGTTGCGCTGGACTCTGACATCGAAAAGATGGACAAGCAAATACAGGCTCTTGTTGCAAACAATGCTATTAACCAGGAAGACCTTGTAGAAGTTACAGCTATCGACCAAGTTATTGATGAATACGAAAAGTTTGAAGACACTGCCGTAGCTGGCATGGTGTGCGTTGTGGGGTAAAGAATGTCTAAATGCGAAAGCTTGCTTATAGATTTAGCGGCAAAAAATAACATAAATCTACCAGAACAACACCTCTCTGAAACCATCAAGGAGTTTGAGAAGCTTTATGACATTAAGAGGACTTACACTCAGTCAGAGCTTAAAGACATGGTTTTGGAGGCGCAGCTTAACGTAAAGAAAAAACGAGTAGCTTTGCGTCAAATGAAGCTGGAAGCAATGCTTCGCGTTACAGCTGTCAATCGCATATTGGCTCGTGTTGAGGCGTATGATGGTGACGATGCAGACGCTGTGCTTGCATTTCTTCGTGGCGAATCAAAGATGGAGTTAGGCTCTAGGGACAACCTGTCTGAAAAACAGAGAGGCACAAACTACCAGCTAATGAAGCATCTCGACATGAAGATTGACGAGCTTGAAGACAAGAGCTTGCGCAAAATATTCCAAAGCGGTGAGCTTGATGCGGAGATTTACTTCATTGCCTATGAGTTAGGGCAGGGCAAAAGCTTGGCTGAGATAGATGCGTCAGACCAAGCCAAGCAGCTGCACAAGGTTATTTTCGACCTAAACGACTCTGTTCGTGAAAGGCTCAACAGGGCAGGTGCGTTCATTGGCAAAAGAGATGACCACATCATTACTCAATCGCACGACATGAAGCTTATTGCTAGAGCAAAACAGGCGAAATGGACAGAAGACTTCCTCAGACTCATAGACCAAGAGCAAACATTCAAGGGCATGAATGAGGCAGAAAGAACAGAGTATGTGGCAGAGCTTTTCTCTCGCTTCTCAACTGGCAAGCATTACCTTGTGGACAAAAACAAGCCAGGCGAAGAAGTTAGCACACGCCCAACTACATCAAACATAACAAAGAAAATCAGCCAATCTCGTAGCATTCACTTCAAGGATGGCAAAAGCGCGTTTGAATACGCGAGCAAATATACAGAAGGCAGCCTATACGACAAGATGGTTGTCAACATGATGAGGGATGCAAGAACAATAACATTGCTGGAAGAGCTAGGCCCAAACCCGAAAGCTGTCTTAGATACTGTCATAGAAAGGCTGGAGCAAAAGGCACTGAAGAACAATGAGGTAATAAGCTCTGCAAAGCTGAAAAGCATCAGAGACAACTTTGACTACCTAAACGGCCTACACGACATTCCTCAAAACATCAGGCTTGCAGAGATTGGTTTTGCAGCTCGCGCCCTTGAATCTATGTCTAAGCTAGGTGGTGCTGTCTTGTCAGCTGGCCCTGACATCGTAGCTAAAGCTGCAACTCTTAACAGAAGAACAGACATGGGCTTCTTCGGCTCTTATGTAAAAGCGTTTACTGACTTCCTTGGTTCTGTGCCAAAAGCGGAGCGTGAGTTTGCAAGCAAAATGGTTGGGACATACGCTGAAGTTGTTAATGGGAATATCTTTGCTCGCATGGGTGACACGGATGGTATGCCTGGGGTTATGGCTAAAATGCAAGAGCTTTACTTTAAAGTAAACGCTCTTCAGCACTGGACTGTAAGCCACAAGAAGGGGCTGCTTGCCGCCTTCACTATGGATTTAGGCCGCTACTCAGACATTGACTTTGATACCTTGCCGCCAAACACAAAGAGAAACCTAGAGCTTTACAACATCACAGCTGATGAATGGAATATTCTGCGGTTTGGTCAGTTAGAGAACCCAGCAACAGGCGTGAAGCACATGACCTCTGAGGCTGCTGAAACACTGCCAGACAGCGTGATTGACCCTGTTATTTCTAAGATGACTGGCGAGCTGGCTATAACCAACACAGACAGAGCTAGGTTTAGAGACAGTCTTGCAACTAAGTTACAGACGATGGCTGTTGACATTATGGATGAAGGCGTTGTTACACCAGGCCAGAGAGAGCGCGTTCTGATGACGTTTGGCACACAGAAAGGCACAGTGCTTGGCGAGTTTATCCGCATGGCTGGTCAGTTTAAGGCGTTTCCTGTGACAGTTATGACAAAGCAAATCCTGCCGCAATACTATTCAGCTGGTGGTGGGTTGCGTGGCGCAGCTTCGTTAGTGCCTATGATGCTAATGATGACAGCTCTTGGCTATGTGTCAGGCGCAGCTAAAGATTTAGCAAAAGGCAGAGAGCCACGAGACCCTAGAGACCCAAGAACATTTGCAGACGCAATGGTGCGTGGCGGTGGGCTTGGCCTGTTCGGTGATTTCATGTTCCAAGAATACAGCAAATATGGTCGTTCGTTTGAGCAAACATTACTTGGCCCTGGCATCGGTACGTTCTCAGACTTTGCCGCGTTAGCTCATAAGTCAGCGACATTGGAAGCAGATGCTGGTGATTACTTTAGATTCATTAAGAATATAACACCAGGACAAAACCTGTTTTACACAGAGTCAGCCATTAACTACCTGTTTTATTACGGGCTTATGGAAGCTCACGACCCAGGCTATCTTAGACGCATGGAAAGAAAGCGCATGAAGGAGTATGACCAAGATTATTGGCTCTCACCAGCTCAAGATTCATTCAAGCCGTTTGACTAGAAACGAAGTCAAAAAAAGGGTATAAAGGAAGTAGCAAGGAGTAACAGATGACTGTTAGCAGCACCACAACAAAAAATAGTTATAGCGGTGATGGTTCAACCACTGTCTTCGCCTATACGTTCAAAATCTTTGATGAGGCTGACGTAACAGTTATCCTACGAGCAACTGATGGCACTGAAACCACTCAGACTATAAGCACGAACTACACAGTGTCAGGCGTTGGTAATGCTGGCGGTGGCAATGTTACGTTTACAACTGCGCCTACTTCATCGCAAACTGTTGTGCTAATTAGAGAGACATCTCGCACACAGGACACTGACTACACACCTAATGACCCGTTCCCTGCTGAATCTCACGAGGATGCGCTAGACAAGCTGACCTTTATGGTGCAGGAGCTAGAAGAAGAGCTTGGTCGTTCTATTAAGGTTTCTAAGACAAACACCATTACATCTACAGAGTTTACGATTGGCGCATCAGACCGCGCTAATAAAATCTTTGCCTTTGACAGCGATGGTGACTTTGCCGTTACGCAAGAGATTGGCTCGTTCCGTGGCACAGATGGCACGACAACTACAGCTGCATATAAAGAGCGTGACATTGTAAAGTCAACGACAGCTGCACAGTTAGACAATGTTTACATTGCATTGCAGGACTCACCAGTAGGCACACTTCTAACAAATACAACCTATTGGGCATTGCTGGTAGATGCGTACTCAGCGGCAACAGCATCTACAACCGCCACGACTAAAGCGGCAGAGGCGGCTACGTCTGCCACTAACGCGGCTACTAGCGCATCAACAGCTACAACAAAAGCATCTGAAGCATCTACTAGCGCGACAAGTGCCGAGACTGCAAAAGTAGCTGCCGAGACAGCCCAGACAGCGGCAGAGTCAGCACAGGCATCTGCTGAATCTGCACAGACTGCGGCAGAAACAGCGCAAACAGCAGCTGAAACCGCTGAAACAAATGCCGAGACTGCCGAGACAAACGCTGGCACATCAGAAACTAATGCCGCCACATCAGCGACAACTGCCTCAACGAAAGCTACAGAAGCGGCGGCAAGCGCAACAAATGCGGCTGCATCTGCTACGACAGCGACAACACAGGCTACAGCGGCTGCTTCATCAGCAACTGACGCACAAAGTAGTGAAGACGAAGCCGAAGCATGGGCGCAGAAGATTGACGGGGAAGCAGTCACAGGGGAAGGCTACTCATCTAAGGCGTGGGCAACTGGCGGTACAGGCGTTACTGACACAGCAGGTTCTGGTGCGGCTAAAGAATGGGCTATTGAGACTGCTTCTACAGTAGATGGCACAGAATACTCTGCAAAAGAATACGCCATCGGCTCACAAGTAGGTCAGACCAGCGGCTCTGCTAAACAATGGGCTTTGGGTGGCGGTGCATCTTATGCTACAAATACAACTGTAGATGGTTCTGAATACTCTGCTAAATATTACGCAGAACTAGCGGCATCTTATGTTGATAATTTTGACGACACATACCTTGGCGCAAAGTCTTCAGACCCAACAGTTGACAATGACGGTGACGCATTGACAGCAGGTGACTTATACTTTGACACTGTTAATAACAAAATGAAGGTTTACGATGGTTCAGCTTGGAATGACGCTTTCGTAGACACAACTGGCTTTGCTACTAACGGCTTCGCCATTGCTATGGCTATCGCATTATAGGAGTAGAGGATGGCACAGAATTTTAGACGTTATACATTAAACGCAGTAGGCACAACAGCGGCAGACATTCCTGATGGTGCTAACTTTGACAGCTACGACACACTCGTAGGTATTCACTGCACCAACATCACAGACAATGCGATTAACGTGGACATTTATATTAACGATGGCACTAACGACCACTACTTAGTAAAGGGTGCGCCTATTGCGGCAGGTGGTGCGTTACAGGTTATGGATGGCGGTGCAAAGATTGTTGTGCAGTCAGGTGACAGATTATATGCAAAGTCAGACACAGCATCATCGCTTGACGTATGGGTGTCTGCTGTTGACGCAATCTCTACATAGGTGAGACATGGGCTACATTGGTAATCAAACATCTAACAGCTACACTAGCTTAGACAAGCAGACAATCACTGGCAATGGCGGTGCAAGCTACACGCTAGACCACGCTGTTGCTAATGAGCAAGAGATTGAGGTCTTTGTAAATAACGTCCGACAAGAGCCTTCAGTAGCCTATACAGTGTCAGGCACAGCTTTGACAATGACAGGCAATGTGGAAAGCTCTGACGACTTCTATGTGGTGTTTCAAGGCAAAGCTATCCAGACTGTAGTGCCGCCTGACCTGACAGTAGACACAGCCAAGATTAAAGACAATGCTGTAACCTCTGCTAAGATTGCTGATGATGCTGTAACCACAGCTAAGACTGATTTCTATGAAGCAGGAACTTGGACACCAGTATTTGCTGATGCGACCAGTGGCGGCAATGCGTCCCCAACGACTGCTGTAACTGCGAAATACACAAAAGTTGGAAGCTTAGTTCATGTTAATTTTAGAATGGATAATATTGATAGAACAGGTTTAACGAGTAATAACAATGCTTATGTCAGGGGCTTGCCTTATCAGCCAAACGCTGAAGCTATTGGAACTTTGTGGTCACAGTCAATGAATACTCATTCCACTACTATATACTGTGTTTCTAGGGTTTTTAGTGGGAACAGTTACATCAGGTTTGAAAACGTAAGGGATAATACAAGCGACTACACTCAGACAGTAGGCGACTTTGGTGATGACACTGCGGATATTTCTGTAACTCTAACTTATACGACTAACGGATAGGAGTAAGCAATGGCACTTTCAAAAATAACAAACGCTTCTGTTGCTGACACGGCTGTTCATGGTCGGAGACGGCTCAACATCAATGGGTCAATGCTTGTTGCGCAACGTGGGACAAGCTTTACTGGTAAGACAAGCTCTTCATACGGCATTGACAGACACGAGACAAAGATTAGCACAGCAGGGACATGGACGTTATCTCAGTCTAGCACTGCTCCTGAAGGCTTTGAT